AAGGAATGTCAAATGACGAAATGCACGTTGTTGTACATGACGTAACAGGTGCGTTAAGTGGTTTTGATTCAGATGTTGCTGGACAAAGAACTCTTGCAGTTCTTGAAACATATGCATTTGTATCACAAGCTTCTGGTGCTAAAACACCACAAGGTGGAACTAACTTCTACGCAAATAAAATCAACGTAGGTTCACAGTATGTTTGGTGGATGGATCACAATGGTTCATTGACAAATGCTGGAACTGATGTTGCAAGTGGTTCTTCATACGCTTCTACAGCATCACATGCTGGTGTTTTGTCTACACTACTAACTGGTGGTACAGACGATAACCCAACAATCGGTGAACTAGACCTTGCATATGGTTTATTCAGTGATGCAGATACAGTTGACATCAACTTAGTAATGGCAGGAAGTTGTCCTGCTGGTACAGATGGTGTTGCACACGCAACCATGATTATGGACTTGTGTGAATCTCGTAAAGATTGTGTAGGTTTCATCTCTCCTCGTAGAGAAGATGTTGTTGGAGTTACTACAGGTGCTGCACAGACAACTAACGTAAAAGGTTTCTTTGATAACCTTGCTAGTTCGTCTTACTCAGTATTTGATAGTGGTTACAAATACATGTATGACAAGTATGCAGACGTATACCGTTTTGTTCCTATGAATGGTGACGTTGCTGGACTTTCTGCGAATACAGACAATGTTGCAGACCCTTGGTTCTCACCAGCGGGTTACAACAGAGGACAAATTCGTGGTGCAGTTAAACTTGCATTCAACCCAACAAAAGCACAAAGAGATATTCTTTATCCTGCTCGTGTAAACCCTGTTTGCACATTCCCAGGCCAAGGTACTGTTCTCTTCGGTGATAAAACTGCATTGTCTAGACCAAGTGCATTCGATAGGATTAACGTCCGTAGATTGTTCATTGTTCTTGAGAAAGCAATATCTACTGCTGCTAAGTTCCAACTATTTGAGTTTAACGATGCGTTTACTCAAGCACAGTTTAAGAACTTGGTTGAACCTTTCCTTCGTGATGTACAAGGTAGAAGAGGTATTACTGATTTCTCAGTAGTTGCTGATGATACTAATAACACAGGTGAGGTAATCGACAGGAATGAATTTGTCGCAGACATTTACATCAAACCTGCTCGTTCTATCAACTTTATTACACTAAATTTCATCGCCGTAAGAACTGGTGTTGCATTTAGTGAGGTAGGAGGTTAATCATGGCTAGTATAGACGATTTTAAATCAAACCTTATTGGCGGTGGTGCAAGAGCGAACCAATATCGTGTAATATTGACTACTCCCCCAGCAATTACTACTGGATTGGATATCAATAGAACATCATTTCTCGTGAAAGCAACATCGTTGCCAGGGCAAACTATTTCTGAAATTGAAGTTCAATTCAGAGGTAGACAACTCTACATGGCAGGCGATAGAACAGTTGAAGCATGGACTACAACTTTCATTAACGATACGGACTTTATGGTTCGTAACGCAATGGAGCGTTGGATGAGTGGTATCAATGATCTAGAAACAGGTGTTGGACTTACAAATGTGTCAGATTATACTGCACAATTGAGAGTTGAACAACTTGATAGAGATGATAACATTCTGAAGTCATATGTTCTAAAGAACTGTTGGCCGACTGCTGTGACACCGATTGAACTGTCATATGATACTGTAAGTGACATCGAAACATTTGATGTTACATGGAGATACACAAGTTTCTCCGCTAGCGCAGTATAAATCCTCTTTTTTATCTGACTAAATAGTTGGGTAAAACTTAGGAGAATTATAGTATGGCGGAACTTTTCGGTTTCAGAATTACAAGAGCGAATCAAGATGGGGGAAGTGATAGTTTCACTTCTCCTGTCTCTGATGACGGCACCCTTGATATTGTATCAGGCGGTGGTCATTACGCATCTGTCCTTGATATGGATGGAAGAGACCGTAATGAAATTGACTTAATCCGTAGATATCGTGACATTGCACAACAACCAGAGTGTGACAGTGCAATTGAAGATATTACGAATGAAGCTATTGTAAGTGATGAACGTGACCAATCTGTATCAATAATGCTTGACAGACTTGATGTCTCCCCTAAAATTAAATCAAAAATTCGTGAGGAATTCCATGAAATCCTACACCTATTAGACTTTAATGCAAAGGGACATGACATCTTTAGACGTTGGTATGTTGATGGCAGACTTTATTACCACAAAATTATTGACCCAAAACAACCTCGCAAGGGGATTAAAGAGGTTCGATATATTGACCCTCGCAAAATCAAAAAGGCGAGAGAAACACAAAAAGAAGTTAATGCATCTACTGGCATGGAAATGGTCAAGAAGATTGATGACTTCTACCTTTACAATGATAAAGGTTGGGAACAAAACGTAGGTACATCTGAAGGAGTTAAGATAACTTCTGATTCGATTACTTACTGTCCTTCTGGATTGATTGACATGGGTAAGGGTACAGTACTTTCTTATCTAAACAAAGCAATCAAACCTGTCAATCAGTTGCGAATGATTGAGGATTCGTTAGTTATCTATCGTATATCTCGTGCGCCTGAAAGACGTATTTTCTACATTGACGTTGGTAACTTACCAAAGATGAAAGCAGAGTCATATCTAAAAGATGTGATGAATCGTTATCGTAACAAAATGGTTTACGATGCACGAACTGGTGAAATCAGAGATGACAGAAACCACATGTCTATGTTAGAAGATTTTTGGCTACCTCGTAGAGAAGGTGGTAGGGGTACAGAGATTACAACTTTGCCGGGCGGTTCAAACCTTGGTGAGATTGATGATATCACATACTTCCAGAAAAAATTATTTCGTTCATTGAATGTACCAGTATCAAGACTTGCAGAGGAAACAGGTTTCCAATTAGGTCGTTCTGATAACATTACAAGAGATGAATTGAAATTTACAAAATTTGTCCAAAGACTTCGTAAGAAGTTTACTACATTGTTCTTAGACATGATACGCACACAACTTCTACTGAAGGGTGTGATTGCCATGGATGAGTGGGATCACTTTAAAGAACATATTCAGTTTGACTTCCTACAAGATGGACATTTCACAGAACTGAAGAATGCAGAAATTCTTCGGGAAAGACTAGACATGCTTGGGCAAGTCGAATCTTATGTTGGTACATACTTCTCTAAGGAATATGTTAAGAAACAAATCCTTAGAATGTCTGATGAGGAGATTGAAGAAATCGACAATCAACTTAAAGATGAAGAAGGTGGTGACATGGGTGGAGATGACGATGGCATGTTCGCACACAACGATCCAAATAAGGGAGATAAATAATGGACAATGTAAAAAACTTTGTAAGTTCAATTGCATCAGGCGACAACCTTGCGGCGGAGACACATTTTAATAATGCACTTGCTTCGAAGGTTGGAGATGCATTAGAAACAAAAAGACAAGACGTGGCACAGACATTTGTGACACACCACATTTCAGATACAAAGGTAGAAGAAGATAGTGAGTAAAACTCTTTCAGAATTCAAACAAGAATTACCAGAGAAAGATGAGCATAAGAAGTCGAAGGAGTACAAGAAGTTGTCTCCAGCGATGAAAAAGGCAATTGACGCTATATTCAAGGAAATGGATGCGAAACCTACAGATTTCCTAAATACTTTTGACAAAACAATAAATAGTGTTTCCAAGAAGTTCAAAGTTCCGCATAAAGCACTTATGGACTATTTTGAAAAAGAAATGCTAACAATTTAGGGAAGAGTAATATGAAAGTTTTAGGAGCAGAAGTATCTCTCGCAACAGGTAGTACAGGTTTAACATCTACTGGTGCTGCATGGGTATTTAATACTGGTTCAGCAGGACTAGTAACAGTCCGTAATGCTGATGACGATGCAGATATCGGGACAATTCGTGTTCCTGCCGGTGGTGGAATTGTAATACATTTGGATGCTGGACAAGGTTTGCGTGGCGCAACTACTATGAAAGCAACTCCAATCGGAAATTCGGGGTATTAATATGAAACTGATTGCTGAACAGATACAAGAAGTAGAATATATCACTGAAGATAAAGGTGATGGAAATAAAGACATGAAGATTCGTGGAATCTTTATGCAGGCAGACATGAAGAACCGTAATGGCCGTGTCTACCCAATGAGTGTACTTCAAAAAGAAG